AGTATTCCATTAGATATACCAAATGTTCCATCTGAAAATTTTTGTAATAGAGTTGGATATGCATCAACCGCCAATTCATCATAAATTTCAACTGCGCCTGAAATATACTGATTTCCTACGAATATATTACTTCCTGTGGTTGCGAATACTGTTGTATCTATTGTTTGCGATGAACTTATAAACCCAAAATCAGTTATTTGTTGAGATGAACTAATAATAATAGGTTTGTTTATTAAATCATCAAAGTTACTCGATGCCGTATATGATGCCGTATATAATTCTATGGAATTAAGTCTTGCATCCACAGATGATGTTACTATATTTATGATAGCGTTTTCTAAAACATCTAAAGAGATTTTATATGTAATATCATTATCTACACCAACTACATATGTATTTAGTGATGCGGAGTTTAATGCTGTTAATTCTGTTATTTTTTTACCTTGTCTTATTGGCATTTTTATATAATTAATTGTTCTCCGTTTTCATCCGATAATCCAACATCATGAATTTCTTCTAATTCAAGTCCAATATCAGAAAACTTACCTATAATTATTATGTTTTCCTTTTCTAAACCATTAAAATCAAGGAATTCTTCCACAAATACTATTTCTATATTTACTCCAACTTGCTCTAAATAGTATATGGATGGTGATATAATTAATCCATTTAGATAAATTTCAATATTTTCGGGTTTAACACCAGTTGTTCCGTATTCCAAAGATGTGTTATAAATAATTAATTTTTTATTTATAATATTTACTTCGTTTGGTTGTTTTTCTATTTTCATTCCACTAAACTCAATAATTTCATTTTGGAAATCATTTGTAGTGTTTTTATTATTTGTTATTTTTGAAATAGTTGGTGCTACCTTTGTGTATGCGGCATATTCTATTGTCGAAGGTACTTCTATACTTTGTAAACTTGCAGTTATGTTTGTATTTGGTATTACTTTTGTATTTACTATTTGTGTATTAGAAAATGTATCCTTTTTAGTTACTATTGTTGTTTTTTTTGTAGGTTGTATTACACCTTCTAAACTACCTGTTATATCTGTGTTCACTACTTTTGGTGGAACATAGACTCTAATAAGTTTCTTTGTATGTACATTGTATCTATTAAGCATAATTTTCTAAATCTCCAATTACTTCAATATAATCATCGGAATCCAAAATATATGGAAAATTACTTTTCTTAAATTTTATTAAAAGACCAGAATCACTTATTTCAGTTATATAATCTTTGGATGAAATATATTGGGTATTGATACTTATCGTTAATCTATTTTCAGAATTTCTTATTGGAATTTCTCTTAATGATTCTACAAATCTCCAATTTTCGGCTACAAAAATAAAATAATTTGAATCATCTAAATTGTATGGTTTTAGTACAACTCTTTGAAGATTTCTACTTATAGTATTTGTTATATCTAATAAAGTTCTTTTCATTACATATCAACAAATTTTCCACTCAATATTATTTCATCATCAGAATCAACATCAAATCCTAATGTACCACTATTAAAATTAATTGTTAAATCACCAGTTGATGTGATATATGATGTTGTAAAGTGTGTTGTTTGATTATATTTTACACCATTTATATAAACTTTGATATCGTATGGAACACCACTCAATGTTAATCCACCCGTTATAACCGATGTCAATTGTGCTGGTGTTGATATTGGTTTTACTCCTGTAAATGTTATAGTATTATTTGAAACTGGATTTTGAGTTTTACTATTATTTAATCCTAAGAAATCAATTAAAACTTTATTATCATAGTAAGGTGATGGTGTAGCTAAAAATTCTTCAAGTCTTCCACCTTCCGATGTTAAATCAACTTCCGTTGTAAATACCACTTTTCTGGTACTAATTGATTTTTTAGTAGTATTCTCACCATCAAATTTCTCAGGGAGTAAATATGCTTGAACTGAAAAATTACATTCTAATCTATTAATTCTTTCTTTTGTTTCAGAAACCTCATTTACCAAATTATAATCTGTTACAGTTGTATTAAATTTGTACTTTTTCTTATCACCCCAATATTCTTCCGATGCAAATGTTAATGCTTCAACCACCGTATTTAATTCTTGTACAAAGTTTGTCCAAACCATACATTCATATGTTATTTCTACATAATCAGGCATAGTTATATTAAAAATTTCATACTTTGGACTCGTTTTACTACCCAATAAACTAAATCTATCGTATCTATTACTTTTAGAATATTTTTGAATTGCCTGATATGATACGTGTCTATTTAACATAGGCATTGCATCATTTTTTGTAATTGATGTTCTTCTTATCATCAAAAGTGGTTTTTGTATAATACCACCCGCATCTCTAAATACTCCCTGTTTTTGACTTCCATTCCATCTTTCGGAATTACCATATATAACTGGAACTTTTTGAGCTTTACCATTATTATCTAATGTAGGTAATACAACATCTTCCAAATAACTCATAATAGCATAATCTATATCATATAGAGTAATACTCTGTTTGACATCATCAGTTGCAGATTTTATCTGCTCTTCTCTTAGTGCATTTCTTAGTGGATTTTCTGCCATATTAGTTTATTCTTTCTTCTATGTTTAATGCTGATTTTGATACCATAAATGCTGTACAAACTACACTAAAATTATTATAAGTTTGTCCACCAACAAATTGTATTTCATTTGTTGTATCTATTTCAAAATACGAACCATTGAAATAAATAATATCACCTATCTGTGGATATATATTTTTTTCCTCTAACATCCATCTATCTAATTTGAATTCAATACTTTGATATGTACTAGAACCAAATCCTTCATATGTTGCATCTTGATCTCCTTTATCAATTAATGCATATAATTCGACTCCAGGATGCCAAGTCTTATCCAATGATTCACCATACAAATTTGTTTTGGTATCATTAAGATTTACTTTGAAGAGAACTATTGTATTTTGAATTACTTCATCAACTAATTCTCTTGCAATACCTTTGAAAAAATTTACATCTCTAGCTGAAATAAACTTTGGCATATTATCCTACATAAAGTTTTAATGGAATTTTTCTTAACATTTCTTGGTGGTGGTTGGATTCATGTGTTTTATTTTCCATAACATTTTTTCTACTCAATTCTTCCAAATTCTCTCTCAACTGATCTATCAACATATCTTTTTCGGTCTGTGCTTCTGCTCTCAATGCCGCACCATCCAATGATACTTCACCATCCGGAATAGGAATAGAACTATACTTTTCTCTTACTGCACCCAATAATTCTTTTGCCAATGCCAATGTATATTTTCTAATCCACTGCTTTCCAACATCGTTTATATTTCCGTATTGAATAAAATCGTAAGGTATATCTGAAAAATCCGAAAGTGAATCCGATTGTATTGTTATTGAATCATGTTCAAATTCATCTCTACTCATATAGTCAAAATATAATTTTTTGACAGTATTTGGTGTTGGTAATGGAAATACTTCTATATGATTATTTACAATGTTAAATGTATATCCAGATTTTCTAATCGTATCATTAAATTCTATATGCTGCATTCTTAATAAATCCTCATAAACAGGCATTAATAAGAATTGTGCTGCTGGTGAAAAGTTTCCAAATCCTAATTCACTCATTAAGTTTAACGTTCCTTGTGCACCAACTGAATATGGGTCAAAAAATCTTGTAATTGCAGGTAATGCTTCAAAAAATACTTTATGAACATCCACAGTTGATGAGCCTGTAAACAATGTGGAAAAAGATTGAGATGTTTCCAAATCAACTGCTTCCTCCATCAAATTATATTTTTGCTTACCTTCTTCTAAATTTATGTAGGCTTTTTTCATAGATGTCACACCACCAACACCCGCCATAGAACCATACTGTTGAGACATACGAACTGTGGTTGCAACATAAGAACCATCTACTAATGTTTGTGAAAAATTAGTAGTTTTTGTTTTTGGTTGTCCTCTTAATATATCAAGGTTGTTACGAAGATTGAATTGATTAATTTGTGCTGAATATTCCGATGTTGCTTCTTCAAAACAAGCATAAAATTGCTCATCTATTAATTCAATATCTACAATTGGATATCCCAATCGTTTTGCACACCATACTGCGGTTCTAGGTCCATCGTTTTGAAAATCGGAATCCGTATCGTATATTCCAAATGGAGTTGAACCTGATATTGCTGACCCACTGCCCGGCCATTTAAGATTTAATGACATATATTAAAAGTTATAGTTATTCTACTATAAATATAAAAAATAAAAAGAGTAGATAAAACTAATTAACTTATTATAATGTTCTGTGATTTTGTGTTCTTTGTATGAATATAATTATATCTGCAATATATACGGTATCTCCTATCGGTTGTACTTTCCACCTATTACCATTTGTTAAAAAATCGGAGTCTGCATAATACTGAAATACTTCATGGAACTCATGCCAAACATCGTTTCCTTTTCCAAAAAATAAATCTTTACCAACTCTTTCATATGGAGTTAAACCTGTACTATCTAATTGTACTCTAATATGCGTTCCGTTTGCATTTGGAGTTTTAGCTTTGAATGTAATCGTGCACATATAAACATCCGCATCATTTTCAACTTGAATTTTTTGAGTTGTTTCGTTGTAAAAAGATATTGTAGAATGTAAATGTGTTTCTATTTTATTTCCCGCATTATTTGGTAAAGTCTGTTCACCTGCAGCCAAACTTGCTGTAAATGCCGATGATGTAGTGTATATAGTATCATCATATCTAGCCCAACCTAATAATCCACTTCCAAAATCATTCACATTAACATATCCAAAATCACCACTGTAATGTCTAATTAATACGTGAGAACCATCACGATTAGAATATAAATCATGTTCATCTAAATCCCATCCTCTAAATATAATTTTACTATGTCCAACAACGTGTGTTTTCATAAATATAAATACAGAAAAAGCATAAAAAAGGGGATAACTTTCGTTACCCCCATTTTTTTATCGTAAGTTTATTACTTACCCAATCTACTCAAAGATTAGAGAGTGTTCAAACCTTCAACGATAATCTTACCGTAAAATTCTGGTCTTACGATTTTCTTAGCGTATCTAGTCATAACACCTCTTCTTGGAGTGAAGTTGGTTGGGTCATAAACAAGCGGAGTCATAATCAATGGTACATATGGTGCGTAAACTGCTCCTGTTTCGAAGAAGTTAGAACCTTTGAAACCAAGAAGAATTACATTCTCAGTCATATAAGGGTTCTTATACACATCATATCTGTTAGAGATTTGTCCAATGTTAGTTACACCAGCTGCGAACTGTAAAGCATCTTTACCTGGGTTTGCAGAGAATCCGTTCATTGATTCAAGAATAGTTGCAACGTTTGGAGAACATACGATGAAGTTTGCTCCACCTCTCATTGTCAATTGGTGAATCTTGTTAGAAACTTTCTGCAATTTGATACCCAATGTTTGATACCAAGTGCTCTTAGTGTAAGCAGATGCTGCTGCTGCGTTTGCATCAATTGCAAAGTCAGAACCATTCCAATCATATCCAACTCTTGCAGACCAATAATCAGTAGTGAATGCGTTTTGCTGAAGCATTTCAAGGATTTCCAAATCAATCTCAAGAGAGATGTACTCAGAAAGCATTTGAGTTAATTCAGCTTCTGCATCAACTGAATGGTATGCATTTAAGTCTTGTGCAAGTTCTGGAGTCCAGATTGCTTTTAACTTACGAGTCTTAGCAACAATTGGTTCAGATTTCAATTCAAGTTCAATTTCAGGAATTGGAAGGTCAGAACCTTTATCTTCGAAATCACCTCTATTGTAATCAGTTGGCTGTAAGTGGTAAGTTAATACCTGAGTTGCCAATGCTGCACCAGCTGCAGTTGAAGATGAAACAATGAATGATGCAGAACCTGCGGTATCAATTGTTGTATATTCAGGGAACAAAGTAGTAGCTGAAGAACCAGATACTTTGAAACCTCTTACACCTTGCCAATCCGCGTCAGAAGGAAGACCAACTGTTACTTTTCTTACAAAGTGGTTAGCAACTGCTACAGATGCAGAAAGAGCTGGATCAAATCTAACGTCTGCAACTGATGCAGATGCTACAACTGCAGTTACGTTTGCAGTAGTATCGTTGATTGTATATCCAAATCTACCTGCTCCATAAAGACCACCTTCAGTTTCTTGAGTAGAACCCAATTTGTTTCCAGAAGGAGCTAAGTTATCTTTACCGAAAGTACCACCATTACCAAACATAGATGTGTTCTGTGCTGGTCTACCTAATGTAGTGTTAGTACCATATTTGAAATCCATATAAAAAATAAGACCTGAAGGGAGGTTCATAGGCTGAACAGAAACGAATTCTTTTGCAGCGATACTTCCGAAAATACGTCTTACCAATGGAAGTGCAACACCAGCCCATTCTTCTGAACCTGCAGAAGTACCTGTTCTTGTTGCTTCATCCAATAATTGTTTAGCTTGGTTTTCAAGCATTACTGCCATACCATGCTTTGAGGTTTCAGAGCCAACACCTTCTAAAAGGCCGGTCTTTTCCCATTTTGCTTTAAGGCCACGAGTCTGCTCAAGCATAATGCTTTGAGGATTCGCACCGTTCATTAATTTTTTAACGTCCATTTTGTTTGTTTTTTTGTTTTGTTTAATTACTTAATAATACCTGCTAATTTTTTGAATCTGTTTGAAAAATCTGCAGATTCTGCAATTACTTGCTTTTGTGCTGCTGGCTTAGTTGATTTTACAACCTTACTAGCAATACCTTCTGTAATTGATTTTTTAGCAACCTTGTTAGATGAGTATTTGAAATTCTCTGCTAATGTAGAGTAAACCAATTTAACTTCTCTAACTGATTTTGTTCTATCCAAAGTTTCAATAACTTTAA